GATTATAGTGTTAATCCGTATTTGACAGATACACACCATCACCAAAAAGGATTTAATTTTGATAAGTTTGTGGAAGAACAACCAGAACATATTGAAATAATCAATAATTATAAAAAATATTATTGGCCGGAGAATAATGATGTACTCACTTTTAACACAGTATGAAGAAAATCGGCCTAGGTATTTGGACACAGACAAAGAACATCCTAGTCATGAATATATAAGTAAATTCTATACCTTTGAATTTGAGAAATATAAAAACAAACAAATTAATATTTTAGAAATTGGTTGTGCTTCTGGTGGTAGTTTGTTATTATGGTCAGATTATTTTCCTCATGCAACAATATATGGTGTTGATAGTGGCCAAGATGCAAGATTTAAACGATGTAAAAGTTCTACCGCAGGCAATAATAGAATAAAATTGTATGAAGCGAGTGGTTATAATCCTGATTTGGTAAATGCATTGCCAAATTTTGATATAATTATTGATGACGGCCCACACACAAAAGAAAGTCATTTACAGTTTTTAGATTTATATGTAAATAAATTAAACCGAAGTGGTGTTTTAATTATTGAAGATGTGGAAAATATATCTTATGGTATAGAGTATAGTAAAAAGTTAACCTCAGATTTTCAATATGCAACACTTGACATTAATACAAAAAAAGAGTATAATAGTATTTTATTTGTAGCAAGAAAAATATGAATGACATTACAATAGTTACCGCTTTCTTTGACATTGGTCGTGGTGATTGGACACCAGATAAAGGTTTGCCCCATTATCTACACAGAACCAATAAAACTTATTTTGACAGGTTTAGTCATATGGCCAAACTTGACAACCCAATGGTCGTCTTTACATCAAAAGAATTTATAAATGATATAAAGTTCATAAGACAAGATAGACCAACAGAAATTCTAGCGATTGATTTTCCTAATAGTTTTGAAAAACTTAGAGAAGAAATTACTAAGGTACAAAAAGACCCACAATATCAAGCCAAAATAAATCCCATTCAAGTAAAAAATCCAGAATATTGGAATGCTGACTACGTTCTCGTCAATTTACTAAAATCTTCTTTCGTTACGAAAGCCATGCAAACAAACTTAATAAAAACAGATTTGGTTGCTTGGTTAGATTTTGGTTATTGCCGTGAAGAATCTACTCGTAATAATGTAAAGAAATGGCAATATCCTTTTGATAAAGATAAAATTCATTTCTTTAATTTAAAAGATTGGCAAGAAGGAATATATATTGAAGATGTAATTTTCAACAATGATGTTCATGTTACTGGACCATGTATTGTTGCAGGTAAAGATATGTGGCCCATATTGGAACAATTAGTTCACCATAATGTTGGTGAGTTAATTAAAAATAATTTAATAGATGATGACCAGACATTACTGTTGATGTCATATCTACAGAAACCAGAATTGTTTGAACTACACAAAGTTTCTAGTAATGACTGGTTTGTTGCTTTTAAGGAATTTAATGAATGAAAATATATCTTAATGGAACTGCCAACTTAGGCGACTTTTTGAATGGTTTACCTGTTCTTTCTGGCATCAGTAAGTCGTATGGTAAGTTTGATTTAATTATTAAACATGAAATGAAGAAGTTCAAAGGACTAAAAGAACTCTTAGTGTATCAAGACATCTTCAGTAGCGTTGAATTTGATGCTGACATATTCTTTATGGGTGCAATACCAATGAGTAGTTGGCCAACCAGAGAAGATAAAAGTGATCCGAATCGTCCAATTGAAACTTGTCGTTATGAGAACTTTATGAAAGATAATCATAAGATGACATTTAGAGTTGATGATGATTTCACAGTAAAAACACCAGAGTATGATATTGTTGTGAAAGATACATATTATGTTGGTGATAGATGGTCGATTGGCAATATTGATACTCGTAGAGAAACTCATGTATTATCACATTTAAAAGATTGTGAATTTATTGATTTCAACCGACCAATGTTAGAAAATGTTTACATCATTAAAAATCTAAAAAAACCTTTTATCACCAACTTTACTGGTGTTGGTATGTTAGCCGACCTCTGTAATGTTTCGCTATATTGTGTTTGGAAAGCAGAAGATTGGAAACCAGAGTTTCGTGTAGGTGATAATGTATCATGGGACGATGGAAAAGATATCAATAAAGTATTTGAAAAACATTTCTATCTCAATCGCAAAGGAAAATTGGTTCACGCAAATGAACTACAAAAATTATTATGATTATTAATATTGAACCAGGAACCTTTGGTACTATCCGAAATGGTGATATGATTGGTGTTGCTAATGTATTAGAACACATACGAAAAATCAACAATGACCCAATGATTCAGTTTCATTTGAAACCTGGAAATGTTAGCTCCGACACACATTGTCAAACATTCTATGAGATAATGTTGAAGATGACTAACTATTTTTCAACAGAACCAGGTGAACAATCATTGCCTTGGAGAAAAGTTAATGTTTGGGATTTCAGAGATATATCCGGTGACTTGGTAAAAATACCAAACAATGCACCAATGGAAAAAAAGATTGCTGTATTTCCATTATTTGATGCCCCATACAATCAATGGCGCAATTGGCCAAAGAATGTATATGAACAGATTATTGCCAAATATTCTACCGAAGAATATAAAGATTATGAAAAAGTAATCTGTAAAAAAGGTGAACCTACCGAAGCTTGCCCATTTGAAGGCTGGCGGTATTCTACCAATTTCGTTCAGAATTATTACCACATTACCACAGCCGAAATTTTTGTAGGTGGTGATACTGGCTCTAGTCACTTTGCATGGGCTCTTGACAGGGGACCTAAAGACCTGATATATTACGGATCCAGTAGGGGATTAGTCCACACTTTACCATTTTATTTGATGGAGGGTAAAGGAAAAATGACGACCTACTGGCTGGACTTTGAAGGTACCAAATGGAACTAAAATCCAACAATTTTGGATCGTATATATCTAACCCAATAATTTAATCGTTGGAAAAAGTTTGTACCATAAAGGTTGAGAAGTTGTATAAATAAGCGACCGGCAACCAAAGTGTGTTGCATATCTAGTAAGGAAATTCAATGTTATCATTTAAGTCATTCTTAACGGAAGAATCTGAACAGGGTTCTGAACTTAAACACATTCATCATGCGGAAGATAGGCCATTAATGCATGGCCACGCAGGTTTTGAACACGCTCATGCAGCTTTGATGAAGGCTCATGAACATATGACTGGTGGCCACAAGAGCACCAACTTAACAATGAAATATGATGGTTCTCCATCAATCGTTTTTGGCCACCATCCTAAGAATAATAAATTCTTTGTTGCAACCAAATCAGCATTTAATAAAAATCCAAAAATCAACCATACAGAAGCCGACATTGATAAAAATCATGGCCATGCTCCTGGTCTGGCAAAGACACTCAAACACGCATTAAAACATTTACCAAAAGTAACACCAAAAGAAGGTGTATTTCAGGGTGACCTGATGCATCATGCTGACACAAAACATTTACATGAAGGATATATTGTAGAAGCAAAAGGTGATGTTTCTTTTACTCCAAACACAATCACTTATACTGCCAAAGGTAAAGAAGCAGAGAAAGTAAAAAAGTCTAAGGTTGGTGTTGTGGTTCATACACAATACAGCCACGACTTAAAGCATAATACACCCCATGTAGACATGAGTAAGTTCAAAGAACATCCAGATGTCCATATTCATGGTGCAGAACACGACACCAGTAAAATTAAACATTCAGCTGAGAATGAAAAACATTTCCAGAAACATATGGCTGCAGCCAAAGAAATCCATGACACACATAGTCACAAAATGTATGATGTCGTTCATCCAAAACATAGTGGAGAAGCTGGCCACCTATCAACATACATAAACAAAACAGTAAGACATGACGAAGTGCCAAGTGTTAAAGGATTTAAAGAACATCTACAGAATGCTCATGCAAAATTGGCCGCAAAAGTTTCTACTGAGAAGTCTAAATCTGAAAAGACTAAAGAAGGTGCATCACAAATTTCTCATGTAGAAAAACACAAATCACATTATGGAAATTTGTTATCTATGCATCATCATTTACACCAAGCCAAAAATGCTTTGGTTAAATCACTAGAAACACATGAAGGACATTACCAACATCACATCGAAGGTAAAAAGTCCAAGCCTGAAGGTTTCGTAGTTCATCACGATAATCAACCAACCAAATTGGTTAATCGTGCTGAGTTTGCTAAACAAAATTTGTTAAAGGTTAGGAAATGAAAAGCTTTAAGGGTTTTTTAATTGAAGAACAAGGTCGTGGTACTTTAACTGCTTCCGGTAAAACCGGAGAGGACCATCAAAAAAGATATATCGATCCACACATTGGATCCGATAAACACACTCATGTTTTGGCCAAAGAGCATGATGATATTCCTGCAGGTTCATCTGTAAAACTTCATAAAGCTGAACACATTAATGGAAAAATTCATGTTCATGCAGAAGATGAAACCGGTAATCATCATGTAATTCCTATTTCAAAATTACATAAACCGGGTGAAGCTCCTAAAAATAAAGGCCATGAATACGAATCAAAATTTGTTGAAAGAATGAAACACCACAAGATTATGCCGGAACACCTATCTGGTGCCGGTTCTTCAAGTGGTACCGATTTTGCAGTTGAAAATAAAAAAAAAGGTAAGTTTCATGCAGGTACTGTTTCTGGCCATCTACTTAATGGTGAAACGAAAAATGGCACTACAGCGGCTATGGGTCAATTAACAATTCATCACAGTAAAGATAAAGGTTGGCACATTAAAGATTCACAAAAAGCAAAAAGGCCAGAATATGCTAAACATATAGAAAAGTCTGGCATACTTAATCATATGAACAAACATCATCCTGATCCAGAAAAAGAACAATCAACTAGTTCAGGAAGAGCAAAGACTATTGAAATTAAACATCCAAATTTACACCCAGCTGAAGGTTATTTAAAAGACCATCATGTTCATGTTTTACAAGTTGGTGGCCACGGAACATATAAAGTTGGTGAGAAAGACGAAACTGGCCATGGACTTCCTTCCATTTCTGGTAAAGGTAAGTGGCGTATCAGAGAAAAACAAAAAGGTAACAAATCGGCAAGAACTGTTGCTTTTCATCCAGATGGTGTAAAAGGTTTAAACAAAAGTCACATTGATTTGGATAAAGATGATGATTTACATAAATTTAAAAAAACATTAGGCCATAGAGATTAAATGAAATCATTTTTAGAGATAGTTCAAGAAGCTGAATCATCACAGAAACATCATGTGATGACTTTTGGTCGCATGAATCCTCCAACCACAGGCCACTTAAAGTTAATTCACAAAGTTAAAGAAGTTGCAGATAAAAACAATGCAGGACATACTGTTGTGGTATCTCATTCACAAGATTCTAAGAAGAATCCGTTGTCTGGTGAATCTAAAGTTAAACACTTAAAAAGATACGCACCGGGTACTAATTTAAAATCATCTTCAAAGGAACATCCATCTATCTTTCATCATGCATCCGAATTACACAAACAAGGTGTAACTCATCTTCATGTGGTTGTTGGTTCTGACCGTGTTAAAGAATTCAAAGATTCTTTACACAAATACAATGGTGTAAAAGGTAAACATGGTCATTATGATTTCAAAAAAATTACTGTTCATTCTGCTGGCCATCGTGATCCAGATGCTGAAGGTTCTGAGGGTATGTCTGGCACCAAGATGCGTAGTCATGCAGCTTCAGGTAATTACAAAGAATTCAAAAAAGGTGTACCAGAGCACGTTGCGGATAACCACGCAAAAGAACTGTACCATGATACTCGTAAAGGTATGGGAATACATGAAAACATTAACCGTGGTGTGTTCAAAGCAATTTTTGTGACTGGTGGACCTGGTTCTGGTAAAGATATCATCATTCGTGAATCCATACCAGAAGCTCGTGCCGTTGAACTCAATGCCAACCAAGCCTATGATTACCTTGCGGATAAACAAAAACTATCTGAAAAAACTAGTGATTTCCGCAGAGAGTCTATTCGTAATCGTGGACCTTTGATTATTAATGGACCAGCAGATAGTTTTGATAAAATACATTACATCAAAGAAGAATTGGAAGACTTAGGTTATTCTACTATGATGGTATTTGTAAACACCACCAATGAAGTCAGTCAAGAAAGAAATACCAAATTATCTCGTATGATGGTTGAATCCATCCGGTATGACAAGTGGTCACAAGCTCAGAAAAACAAACAACTTTTTGCCGAATCTTTTGATAATTTCATGCAGATAGATAATACAGGTTCAATTGAATCCATTGAGGAAGATATAACAAAAACTTACCTAAATATCAATGAATTCATAGAAAACAAGATGTATGGAGATATCTCCTTGTCTTGGTTAGAAAAACGTGGTAAGTTAAATATAGGTAATAACCTAGTGAAGGAAGAAAAAAATGTTCAAAACACTAATAAATTTGTTAAGATTAAAACCAATCCAGAACTCCGAGCAGCCGGACTCGACAGTTTGTCCCCCGACAACAGAGCAAACGAGCCTCAATCCGATGACATCAGATACAACGCTGGCAAGCGACAAAAAACCTACATCTTCAAAACGTACAGCGAAGCCCAACAGCCAACGCTCACCGTCAACCCGGAACCAAAAGAAACCAACTTCTCCAAAGACAAAGAAAAAGTAAAGAAGAAGCGAATAGTAGATGCACCAACCGTAAGTCAAAGAATACGGAACACCACAGGTGTGGGGCCAGAATTTGATACACGCCAGCAGGGAACAGTATATCCCATGTCCGGTCTAGGCGATGTAACATATAGAGAACAAAAAGAATTTAGTAGTTTTAGAAAAACAATTAAAGAGTATAAAGGCTTTCAAAATGACCCATCTATATCCGATATGGGTGTGGGGGGTGTTTTGAATGGCGCTACTAACTTTGAACCGATGCAGTCCTATAAAGATGCGGAACGAAATATTGGTACACAAATAAAAATTAAAAAGAAGAACAAACAGGAGAAATAAAATGTTCGTTAATAAGTTAAAGATGAATTCCGTTGCTGAAGCTGTAAAAAAAATTACAGAAAAAGAAGATTCATGTAAAGATGAAGTAAAAAAACATGAAAAAAGACTGCACGGTAAAGATGGTGAAGTCAGCAAGCACGTAGAGAAAATGCATGAAGAAGAAAGTGAATTGGACGAAGCAGAAAAAGTACCTACTGCAACTGGCATGAGAGTTTACGGTTCTTCCTATGGTAATTCCGCTAAAGCACGCCGTGACCAAGTTAAAAAAGAAATTGACACACTCAAAGGTCCTAAGTCTAAAGATTTGATGCAAAAAGACAAAGAAGATTACATGAAAACCAAAGGTCAATATGATGAAGCTGCCAAGCCAGACTTCTTGGATATGGACAAAGACGGTGACAAGAAAGAGCCAATGAAAAAGGCAGTTGCTGATAAAAAAATGAAAGAAGATACCGAGTTTAAAGATAAACTGATTGAGGCTCTCAAAGGTAATCAACATAAGATTGATAAGAATAAAAATAACAAGATTGACGCTCAAGACTTTAAAATTCTCCGAAAAGAAGAATCAGAACAGTTAGATGAATTGAGTCCTGATGCTTTGAAGTCTTATGTTAATAAAGCTAAGCCAGAATTAAGGGCATCTAAAGAAGTGCGGGATTCAGCTCGTCAAGGTGGTGATGGTAAAACTGCAAATGATATGTATCAATTAGCAAAAAAAAGAACTGCTGGTATCAAACAGGCTAAAGCAAAATTAAATAAAGAGGATGCACAAGAAGTTGAAGTTGTAATGGATGAGTTAAACGGTTACGCAAAAGTCACCATTGGAGAGCGTTCATTGACAGAGCCAGAAATGAAAAAGCGTGAAGAAGTTGTTAAGTCTATGAAAAAAGGCTTTGCTGGTTTTAGACAGCGTTATGGAAAAGATGCTAAATCTGTAATGTATGCTACTGCTACTAAACAAGCTATGAAAGAAGAACTTGATGAGGCTGTATCTCGTAAAGACTTTCAAATGGTTGCAGATTTAATTAAAACACATGATAACCATGATAAACGTAAAGAATTGGCTACACATCACGCTGAAATTTTTCATCGTCAAAATCCAAGATTTGACCGTGCAAAGTTTATGCAAGCTGCAAATGTTCAAGAAGAAATTGATCCTAGAGTTCGCACCAAAGATACACTAAAAGGTCAAGAAGTAACATCACAATCCGATGATGTTGGTCCCAATTCAAATGGTAGATCCACAAAAGTAAAATTTCGTGGAGGTCCAATGAAAGAAGAAGTAAAAAGGTCTGATATTCCAGCTTTCATTAGAAAGGCTCGTGGTGACAAACCTTTGACTGTTGCTGATGTTAAAGCCGGAAGTAAAGATTCTATTTCTTCAAAGGAAAACTTGGCCAAAGCTCGTGGGGTTTCAGAAGGTAAAGGACCTGAGTCTGATACAGTTCCTTTTGTAACCAATGCTGACCAACCACCTTTTGAAGGACCATATAAGAAAATTGGTTCAACGGTAACAGATAAGTCAGGTGCAAAACATACGCCAATGTCCCGTGCTAGAGATTTGGCTCGTGCTGCAATGAAACGAATCAAAACAGAGATGTTGGGTAAAGCTCCAGGAAATAACGGCTAAGGTAAAAACATGGACGCAAAGAAATTAAAACTAATTGTTAGGGGTGATAAGAAACCCACTTTTGGCACCGATCCAAATGAACCATGGTCTGTTCGTGCAGGCATCACCGAGAGTGAGAGAGGTGAATTACACGCTTATCTTAAATCTCGTGGCATTAATCCAGAGTTTGTTAGTAAAGATACAAAAATATCTCATGCAAAATCTTCAGAGTTTCATAAATGGAGGCGTGACCACCAGTTTGATGACCCAATCAATTTTGTTTCAACTACTGTTGCGGATAAAATGAAACAACAACGAGCACAAACCGAAGAAGTTGAGCAAATTGATGAGTTAGCTCCTGAAACTTTGGCATCTTATGTTTTTAAAACAACTAGTAAAGATCCAAAGCGTGCTGAACCTCGTAAAAAGGCCATGAGTAAGTTAGCTAAGATTATGGCTAAACGGTCATTCTCTGAGGCAAAAACAATTCAAGGTACTGCTTTAGATAAGTTTCGTCAAGCTGCAGCCGAAAGAGCAAGAAAACATGATGATATTGAACGAGCAATGAAAGCTCGTCATGCTGCAGGTAAAGAAGATATGAAAGGTTCTATTGACCGTTTAGAGAAACAACTCAATAAAGAGGAATCTGGTGTCAGTAAAGAAACTGAAACTAAATTTCATAAGAAGTTAGACAAACTGGTTCATTCTACTTTTG